TCTGCATACGCAGCCTCTTATCCAAAGAACCATGTGATGGAAACAGAAAGTGGACACATTAAAGAATATGATGATACGAGTAGTGCAGAGAGAATACATGAGTATCATACAAAAGGAACATTCTATGAGATAGACAAAGATGGAAACAAATCTACGAGAGTGGTTGGTGATAATTATGAAGTGATTGCAGGCTCCGACTTTGTGAATATTAAAGGGACTGCAAACCTTACAATCGACTCTAACTGTAACACCTACATTAAAGGTAATTGGAATATTCAAGTTGACGGTTCAAAGACAGAAGTAGTTACTGGAACTGTATCAGAAACCTACAAGTCCAGTAAGACTGAAAATGTAACTGGTGCTGTTTCCGAAACATACAGTAGCACACAAACAACAGCTGTATCTAGTAACGTAACAATTACTGGTTCGAAGATTGACTTAAACTAATGAAGGGTGAGTTCATCATAAGAGAAGGTTCTGCAATCATCACGTTTGAATATTTTGATGAGATACCTATGGAGTTTGATAATCTTATATCTTTCAAACCTACTGCACCAGAACCACCACATAGTGAAGAAGACCACAAAGAGATGGATACTTACAACGCAAAGTTACAGGAGTTGATGAAAAGAGAAAGATGACAATATCACTAGATAAAACAGCACTAACTACAATCACCAGACCAAACTTTACGTTTAGTCAAGAAACAATTACTGCGTCTACTGATACGGCAGAGGAAGATGAAGACTTTGAAGAAATAAACAGTGTGACAGCTGTTATCAATCAGACAGAGGATAATGTTACTATAACATCTGGAAGTACCTCAGTTGCAATAGTTGGAACATACTCAAATCCTTTCAGTGATACCTTCACTTATGTTGATGGTGATTCGAGTGATAAACTTATGACACCAATTACAGTGATAAGTGAGGATAATGTTCCAGAAGACAAAATCTTTTTTTCATTATCACAAGACACTTCTTCGTCTGTTAATAGAACATACACTGTAACTGTTACTTTCAACGAAACATCAACAGAAACATTTACAGTGACACATACAATCAACAATGAGTTTGACGCAATCAAAAATTTTGTTGACACATATTACGATTAGGAGATAAAATGCCAGCAGTTACAAGAATAGGAGATGCAGACGTTACCCATTGTTCTGGTATGGTAAGAGCAGTTGGTTCTGGTAATGTCTTTTGTAATGGAATACCAATCAGTCGTCAAGGAGATGTTAATACAGTTCACTTACTGCCAGGCTCACCTTGTCCACCACACGCAGCTGCAATCACGACAGGTTCAACAACAGTCTTTATAAATGGAAAAGGTTGTGGAAGAATTGGTGATGCAATTAGTGGTTGTACTTCTGTCGCAGCTGGTTCATCAAATGTTTTTGCTGGTGGATAACCTGTATAAATAATACGTTAGGAGTAGAGGTATGTCTGCGTACAAAGATGCACAAGCCAATAATGATATCAGTCGTAATGTAAAAAAGTATAAAGATTTGGATTTGTTCTTTAGTAAGAAGTCCAACAAAGATGTGAATAAGGTAACTGATGTTGAAGCAGTCAAGCGTTCTGTTCGTAATCTATTACTACTTAATACTTTTGAAAAACCATTTCACCCAGAGATTGCTGGTGACCTAAGAGGAATGTTATTTGAAAACATGACACCACTTACTGCAGCTGTTATATCTAGAAAGGTTGAAGATTGTATAAACAATTTTGAACCAAGAGCAAGACTTGTTGGAGTTGCAACTACACCAAACTTTGATAACAATGAATATAAAGTTTCAGTTTATTTTTATGTGGTCAACGCACCAACAGAAATGGTAGAGGTTACACAAATACTAGAGAGGTTACGATAAATGGCAGTCAATGAAAAAAGATTAAACGTCACACAGTTTGACTTTGATGATGTAAAAAGTAATTTAAAAACATTCTTAAAATCACAAAACGAATTTACAGACTATGACTTCGAAGGTTCTGGTATGAGTGCGTTGTTAGATGTCCTTGCATACAATACTCACTATCTTGGTTTCAATGCAAATATGTTAGCAAACGAAATGTTCTTAGATAGTGCATCACTTCGTTCCAGTGTTGTATCTCACGCAAAAATGTTAGGATATGAAGTAAGTTCACCAAGAGCTCCTAAAGCAATAATTAATATTAGTTTAAATACTACTAACGCATTAGCAACTATGGGTGCTGGTACTGCATTTACAACTTCAGTAGATGGTACGAGTTATCAGTTTGTAACCATTAATGATGTTACTTCTCAAAACTCAGGTTCATCTATTCCTTTTGACAGTACAGAAATTTATGAAGGAACATATACTAAAACAAAATATCTTGTAGACAGTAATGATGTTGACCAAAGATTTATGTTGACAGATGTTCGTGCAGACACAACAACACTCACAGTCAAAGTACAAAATTCAGCATCTGATACAACTACTACAACTTATACAAAGGCAACAGACATAACACAATTGTCAACTACAAGTACAGTTTATTATTTACAGGAAGCAGAAGGTGGTAAATTTGAAATATACTTTGGAGATGGTGCGACAAGTAAAGCAGTAGAAGATGGAAACATTATTGTGATGTCTTATGTAATAACAAACAAAACTGCAGCTAATGGTTCAGCTATATTTACTGCACCAAGTTCTATTGATGGTGTAACAGGTATTACAGTTACGACAGTTGCAAATGCTGTAGGTGGTGGAGAACCAGAAACTATTTCATCTATTAAATTAAATGCACCTCTTGATTATGCAGCTCAAGGACGTGCAGTAACGACTGAAGATTATAAAGTATATGTAAGAAAACTTTTTACAAACACACAGGCTGTTTCAGTATGGGGTGGAGAAGATGGAAGTTTCAATACAAGCACAGGCGTGAGTTCAACACCAGAGTATGGTAAAGTTTTTATATCAGTTAAAAGCACAACAGGTATTGCTCTTACAACATCACAAAAAGAAAACTTAGTAAAAGATTTAGCACCGTATAAAGTTGCATCTATTACTCCAGTAATTGTTGACCCAGAAACAACACTATTAATTTTAAATGTAACATTTAACTACAACTCATCTGCAACAATTTTAAATAAGACAGATTTAGAAACAGCAGTAACTACAACATTATCTGGTTACAGTTCTAATAATTTAAATTCATTTAATAGTCCTTTTAGATTTTCACAACTTACAGGACTCATTGATGATGCAGATAGGTCTATAACAAATAATACAACAACTGTAACTATGGGTAAGTTTTTTGAACCATCATTAAACACATCAACAAACTATTCAATTAATTTTGCAAATGCATTTTACAATCCTCACTCCGAACATAACAAGAGTGGTGGTGGTATTCTTGCATCAACAGGTTTTCAGATTGATGGAGATACTACAACAGAATATTTCTTTGATGAAGATGGTGCTGGTGTAGTAAGAATATACTCTTTAGTTTCTGGTGTGAGAACTTACTTAAGTTCTTCAGCTGGTACAGTTGATTATTCAAATGGAACTGTGTCAATCAACTCAGTAAAAATAACAGCAGTATCAAATGTAGATGGTGCAGTATCAACACAGATAAGAGTAACTGCAATACCAAGTTCAAATGATGTTATCCCAGTTCGTAATCAGTTGATAGAAATAGATTTAGTAAACTCAACAGTAACAGGACAAGTGGATAGCACTACAACAACTGGTGTTGGTTATACCACTACAACATCTGGAACTGCAAGTACAACATCAGTTAATACAACTACATCTTACCCAACATCTTCTGGATACTAATCAATGGCCGATGAAAAGTCAAAACTACTGACTAAAGTTTCACCACTCATAGAAGGACAGGTGCCTGATTTTATACAGGCCGACCACCCAATCTTTGTTAAATTTTTAAGACAATATTATAAGTTTATGGAAGCAGGTCAAATTACCTATGAGGTGATAAACAGTTATGTGCGTTATGAAACAACTACTACTGCATATGTGTTAGATGAAAAAGATGGCGACCGAATACTTACAGAAGATACACAACAGTTTACAAATGGTGATATAATTACAGGTGATACTTCTGGTGCAACTGCAACTATACTTGTAGAAGATTCACGAAATTTAAAACTTTACATTTCATCACAACAAAAGTTTATTACTAATGAAACATTCACTGGTACTAATGGAGCTCAAGGTAAACTTACAAATTATCGTGCAAACCCTATACAAAACATACAACAACTTTTAGAGTATGCAGATGTAGATAATACTATCTTTGATTTCCTAGACCAGATGAGAGCTGCATTGATGACTTCTATTCCTAATGCTCTTGCACCTAGTGTATCAAAAAGAAAACTACTTAAAAATATTAAAGACTTATATGCAGCCAAAGGTACAAGAGAAGGACACGAACTATTTTTTAGAATACTTCTTGGAGAAGAGGCAAATATCTTCTATCCAACAGAACATATGTTGCGTGTGTCAAATGGTGACTGGAGAGCAGAAACAATTTTAAGATGTTCTGGTTTTGCTGGTGTATCTGGTGATGAGATTATCAATCAAAAGATTACTGCACAGACTTCTGGTGCAACTGCGATTGTTAATGATGCGATTACATTTCAAGAAGGAACTGCATCTGTTACTGAACTAGAACTTGCAGAGATTACAGGAACATTTTTAGACGGTGAAGTTATCATTGCAAACTCAACTGTAAGAGATGTTGATGTTTCATTTACCGTAGAAGCTATAGTTTCTTCTGCGTCTTTATCTAATGCTGGTATTCTTCACACAGACCAAGAACCTGTAGAGATAGAAAACTTAGGAAACGATAAAGCAGAGATAGTTGTGAGTGGTATCACAAGTGGTTCAGTAAGTGAAGTTATAGTTGATGATGCTGGTTCTGGATATGAGGTGGGAGATGTTCTTACCTTTACAACTTCAGAGAGTGATACTAAATCTGCAGCTGGTTTTGTGAGTGTAGTTGGTGGTGGCATACAATTAGAAACTGGAACACTAGATGACTCTGAAGTTACATCAGATGTAATCGTTATAGAAAATGGAACAACTGCATCAGAAGAATCATTTAATATTGTTTTAGATAGAACAGATGTAGATGGTGCAAATGCAAATGACGATATCATACTTGATGGAACAGATGGTGCTGGTTCTAATGCTGGTTTCTCATTAATCACTGATACGCTTATTACAACAAACGATACATACGGAACTGCAACTGATAGATTGTTCTTAGAAGAAGATACTTTCGATACATCAGAGAGAGGTTCTATACAAAGAGTATTCTTATCAGATGGTGGACTTTATAACTCTGATTTACCTACTGTAACTATTACAACCACAAGTGGTACAGGTGCAGCTCTTACTGCATT